TCAGGCCGGCACGTAGGTCAGCCTGATCACATCCTCACCGATCCGATCATGGGTCACGAGGCGAAGCGGCGGCCGGGGTCCGGCGAAGTAGGGCTTGCCGTGACCGAGCACGACGGGGTGCAGGTAGATCCGGTACTCGTCGATCAGGCCCAGTCCGGTGAGGCTTTGCGCCAGGTCCGGGCCAGCCACTTCGATCTCTCCATCGCGCTCGGCCTTCAGCGCACGGATCGCCCCCTCGAGATCGCCTTCGACCAGCCTGGCGTTGGGGCCGACCGACTTCAACGAGCGCGAGACGACCCATTTCGGCTGCTTCCGCCACGCCGCCGCGAAGGCCTGTTCCTCCGCAGTCCATTCGGGGTGCTCGTCGTCCCAGTAGCGCATGACCTCATACATCCGGCGACCGTACACACTGCCCGCCTGCCCCCGAGCTTCCTCGATGAAGTGGCGGAAGAGCGTGGGGCTTGGCCCGAACGCCATATGGTCGACGTAGCCGTCCAGGGACTGGTTCATTCCGAACACGAGTTTGGCCATGCCACTCCTTTTCTCGCGCGGTGCATCCGCGCGCGGTGCGGCTGATGGACCAACACCTTGCTGGTGCCCCCGACAGGAATCGAACCTATTTTGAGGGGAAAACGCCAGAAATCGGCGGATTCCCTCGATAGGCGCCCCTCTGGAGGCTCTGCCGAACTACGTTGAATTCGTCCCTTCTGTCCCGGTTTTTGTCCCGGTCTTGGGGCTGATGAAGGCGTCCAGGGCGTTGCGCTCGGCGCCGTGGTCGGCACCCTTGATCCAGCGGCTGTAGACCCGGAAGAACATCTCCACCGAATGCCCGAGCTGCCCGGCGGCCCAGGCCGGCCGGTTGCCCGCCATCAGGCACATGGTGGCGAACGTGTGGCGGGTCTGCCTGGCGTCGCGGTAGCGCAGCTTCGAGACCTTCATGGCGGGCTTCCACCAGTCGTCAAGCGGTCCATCGGTGCCGGCGAAGGGCTTCCCGTGTCGATCCACGAACACATGGCCGCCGGCCAGTTGCGTGCGGGCGCGCTGCCGCTCGAGCACGCGCAGCGCGCGGCCGCTGAGCTCGACGATGCGCACGCTGCTGGTCTTGGTGCCTTTTTCCTTGCCGCGGGTGAGCGCCGTGTCCACCTTGACGGTGCCGGAGCGCAGGTCGGCGCGCGTCCAGCGCAGGGCGATCTGCTCGGACGGCCGCAGGCCCGAGAAGAAGGCGAACTCGTAGTAGTCGCGGGCCTCGTCCTCCGTGAACTTGGTGAGCAGCAGGTCCACCTCGGCGAGATCAAACGGATCAGGCTCCGGCTCCTGGCGCCGGCGCATGGCGATGTGCTCGTGCAGGGGCTCCCGGATCGTCTTCGCCAGGTAGGCGTAGTGCAGGACCTGCTTGATGACCGTGGCGATGTTGTTGAAGGTCTTCGGGTTCTCCGGCAGCTTGGCCAGCAGGCCCATCAGCAGCCGGTAGTCGAAGTCGGCCATGTGCTTGCCGCGCACCTCGTCGAAATGCAGGCTGCCCAGCGTTTGCTCGTAGTGGTGCATGGTGCTGTGCTGCACCGTTGGTTTCTTGATCTTCAGCCACTCGGTGGCGACCTGCGCCCAGGTCAAGCTCGGCGCGTCGGTCTTGCAGCGCGGGCTGTCCGGGAAGTAGTCCGCCAGGGCGAAGGTGCCGCGCTCGATCTTGCCCAAGATCTCGTTGCGCAGCTTCTCGGCGTAGCGGATGTTCGAGGGCGTGGGCGGCAGATCCAACCGCTCCTTGCCGAAGCCATGCCGGCGCAGATCGATCTGCAGGTGGGCGTCCCGGACGATTACGCCGGTTGATGTTCCTCTTGGCATTGGGTCTGCCGGGGCTTCCGGCCTCGCTTGCTGGGGATGCTGGGGCGCTTGGCGATCAGATCGTACAGCGCGTCCAGGTCGACAAGCTTCCGCCCGTCGAACCATTTCCAGACCCTGCCCTCGGGCCACTCGCCCGAGGCGCCGGTGCGCTCGTGGAAGAAGGACGCTGGCAGGCCGGTCTGTTCCGCCGCCTTTTCGATCGTCACCCAGTGCATGCTGCGTCCTCGCGCTCGGCTTCGTACAAGGCCTGGGCCATCTCCAGAAGGCGGATGGGGTCGGGCGGCGAGCCTTTGCTCCCGCCAAGGCCGTTGATTTCTGCGCAGAACTCGTAGGCCAGTTGCTCCTGCTTTTGGCTGACGGCGTCGAACTCAGGCCGCCACGCCCAGCCCAACGCCTTCTCGATCCCGCGGGCGAACTGGAGCCATCCCCACGTCTTGAGGTAGCCGTCGAGACCGCCGGGCAAGCCGTTGATGATGTCCTCGATCGTGCCTTCGGGGAGCGGCGCGGCGGGGGCCTTTTTCTCTGGCGTGAATGGCGGCCACGGCAGCACGTCCTTGTGCACCAGCTTCGCGGCGCTCAGGTTGTCCAGGATCTTGTCGCCGATTTCGCTCCCGAACTGCCTGAGGTCCGAGAGCATCGAGCCGACGACCTGGTAGGCCTCGTAGCAGACCAGCTGGGCCTCGGATGGTTCGGCCAACTCAGCCTTCTTGGGGCTCTTGCCGTCGATGTAGTCCAAGAGCAGCTGCACGGCCTCTTCGACTTGGTGGCGGCGCAGGCCGGCGATCAGGTGCACCAGGCGAGGCTCCAGCGCTTCGCGGGAAAGGGGCGGTGTGCTCATAGCGGTGGGCTCCCATGGACTACAGGGAAGGGCCATTGCACGCGGGGCGGGGCGACGGCACCGCGCCAGATTTCGACGCGCAGGCAACCCTTCGCGACGCGGCGCACCTGCAGGCGGCCGCACTCGCCGAGGAGGCTTCGCGGATCGCCACGCCGCGCCCGCGTGCCGTCGGCATGGAAGGTCACCGCGGTGGTGCCGTTGCCTGGCGCACCGGGCAGTTGCCAGGGCCGGAGCACGCCGGCGGCGAGCAGGGCTTCTGGCAGGCCGACGTAGGCGTCGCGGTCGGCGCGCTGCTCGAACGACAGCCCGGCGCGGACGTTCATGCCAGAACCTCCATCGCCTCATCGAGCATGTTCATCTGCAGCCAAAGGAGGGTCCGCATCGCATCGGAGTCCGGTTCATCCCATGCCACGTCGTTGATGGAGAAGTCGTCGCACAGCTGGCGTAACTTCTCGCTCTTCGTCCTCCAGAAGGAGAGCTTGTTGAGGTTGCAGCGTGCACGTTCGATCCAGATCAGAAGCTTGGTGATCTCGAGCGCGTTGCTGCAATTCATATGAGCGTCATCCTCGGCGATCCCTGTTGCTTGCGGGGGCGCGGTTTGCTCTTCGACTGGCTCGGTGGTGGGTCGCTCGGCCGGAACGTTGTCCTCATCACCACCGGACTCGGTCCCATCGGCGCCAACTTCGCCCGCTTCGAACTCTGCCATCGACAGATCGAATTCGTCAGCGATGACTCCCCCGCAACTGAGCTTGGCGGAGAGCACGGCAGCGAACCCCTCGAGCGTCTCCGGGTTGTCCATGAGCCACTCCAGGTAGATCTTGGCGAACCGGTACTGCGCTTTGCCGCCGCGACACCAGCGCTTCGCGGCGGCTGTGTCATCTGTGCCGGCGAGCAAGAGCCTGTCGGCGTTGCGCAGCATTTCGAGCGCCATGCCGCGGCCGTCCTCGAAGGCATGGCGCTGTTCGTCGACGTATTTCTGCGAGATCTGCGGCTCGGCCGGCCAGAAGCCGGGACGGTCCATCAAGTGGTATGCGCTGTCGGTGCACTCGAAGGCCTGCTGCAAGACCAAGCTGCGGGCTCCGCCGCTTGTGGCTCCGGCGCCGTCGATCAGGCTCTGCAGGTCGGCCAGCACATCGATCGCCGCGTCGACAGAATCGCGAGAGAACGCATCGGACCGGAGCTTGCGGTGAAGGTCGGTCAGCGTTGGATCGATGGCCATGCGCATCAGGCGCTCGCCGAAGTCGCCGGGCTCCCCGATCTCCCGGGCCTGGTCGATCAGTTCCTCGGCCCTCCGCAGCAGCCGGCAGATCTCGGACATCGCGAACTGCGGCGTCTCCGCTGCCGGCGCGTCTGCCTTCTTCGCGCTCTTCGCGCCCTTGGCGCGCGGCTTGGTCGCGGCGGCGCTCATGCTGCACCCCGCTCACCGAAGTTGGGGCCGAAGTTCCAGCGGTCGTGTCCACCGATCACCGTGCCGCGCGAGCCGCCCGCCGCGGTGTCGCTCAGCGCGCCGATGCTCGTCGCGATGATCAGGGCGGCGTCTACGGCAATTCCCGCAACCCATTCGTCCTCCTGGGTCTGCGCCAGCATCAGTAGCTTGCAAAGGGTGTCGCTATAGCCAGCGATCGTCTCGAGCACGGTTTTCGCCTGAGCGGTGGTCAGGGTGCTGGCCTCGTTCTCGATCGGCGCGGCCGGGACGGCTGTAGAGGGCGCAGGGGTCTTGGCAGAGCCGGCTTTGCGAGCAGGCGCTAACGTGGCATCATTCGACATGTGAAGTCCTTTGCTCTTTAGACGGGGTGGTGGTTTTCACAGAAGCCCGGGCGCTCTCACCTGCCTGGGCTTCACCTTTTCTGGCTCCGCGCGGTGAGGCGCGAGCCGATGCGGTGCGCTCGGACATGAGCGCGTTGACGGTGGCGGCCAGGTCTGCGACCGAGCCGGCCATCAGGTGCATGCTCTGCAGCGCCTGTTCGAGGGGCTGCAGGGTGGCGGGTGCCGGCAGCGCCTGCGGCAGATCCAGGTCGGCGACATGCCGGCTCGCGATCGACAGCGCCTCGGCGAACTCGCGCCGCGGGATCTCGCGATAGCTGACCTTGAAGTGCGCCTTGAGCTTGCTCCAGCCGCGCGTCAGGAAGGCTCCCCGCTGCTTCAGCGGCAGGCGCTCGGCGCCCTCGGTGAGGATCGTGCGCAATTCGTCCTGTTCGGCCTTCGTCAGCGTGTCACGGGCGCCGACGGCGTAGGCGATGCGCGGCGCCACCGGCCGGTTGTTGAAGTAGCTGTTGACCAACTGCCGCTGCACGCTCCAGGCGAGGTCGTCGTTGAAGGGCTTGACCAGCATGGTGTAGCCGGCCTCGGTGATCAGGATCACATCGTTCCGACGAAGCGCGTCAGGAATGGCGCCCGGGTTGTTCCGACGAATTTCGTCGGAACTGGCGATGAAGAAATCCACGCCTTCAACGAAGCGTGCGCGGTGCTCCCGGAAGTTGCGGCCGGCCGTGCCCTTCGAGCGCTCGTGCACCGCGTCGACCATGGTGAGCGTCACGACGCGCTGGCCCTGGAACTCGATCACCTGCAGGTCGGTGTCGTTGATCTTGACGATGCTGCTCACTGGGCACCGCCTTGCTCGGACTGCTGGTCGGCTGCGGGCTTGCGCTTTCCCTTGAAGGTCGAGCGCAGGCGGTTGACGATCTCGCCGTTGAGGCTGCGGTCGTTCTCGTCGGCTGCGCTCTTCAGCGCCGCCTTCAAGTCCTCGGGCAGGCGGACCGGGGTGGGTGCAGTTTGTTCGGTAGCCATGGTGTAGATTCTGAAAGAGTCAACTATGAAGAGTCAAGTAGATTCTTTGTTGAAGGATCAAAAAGAGTCGATGATTGGGTGATGGAGCCCAAACAACAGCCGCCGTACCCCTTGCGTATGCCGCCTGAACTTCGCGAGCGCTTGGAGCGCCACGCAGCGGATGGCAAGCGCAGCCTCAATGCCGAGATCGTCTCTATCCTCGAGCAGGCCATTGACGACGAAGGCAACCCGCTCATGAAGCTTGAGTTGGCGCGCCTGCAAGCGGATGTTTATCGCCACGAATGGGCAAGCCAGATCCACCAAGTGCGGTTCGTAACTGCTGTCGATTTGTTGCGCATAGTGCTGACGCGCTGCGGAGCGCAAGGGCTCAACCCGTTGAAGCCGCGCGAGGCCGAGACTTTTGAGAAGATGTTGGTCGAGGCAGAAAGCATCGAGGTGGGGCGCGATGTCTCCGCCGAGAAATCTTCGGCGCAGTTGTTCGCCACGCAGGCGAAACTGAAGGAAGCAATCGAGTTCTACCGCGATGCGATGAAGCCAGGGCGGGTTCGTCGCTTGGACGAAGTCACCAAGGCAAAGCCGGGTGACGATCCGCCGCTCGTCCGCCCGAAGCGGGGCGCGAAGGCGATCAAGGTGGAGTGAAGCGGCGGTCGTCCCAAGCCCTGACATCACGCCTTGCCTCCCACCAGCCGCTCCATCAGCGGCCGCTCGCGGTACTCGCCGAAGGCGCCGCCGAACATGTCGTTCGCTTCGTCGTGGACCACTCGGTCCAGCTTCTCGTTCGTCTGCAGCGCGTGCATGAAGGCCATGGTGTGGCACCACTTCAGCGGCCGGATCGCGATGTCGTCGTCCTTGGTGGCGGAGTTCTCGAGGTCCAGCACGCAGATGAGGTGCGAGGTCTTGCCGCCGTACTGCCGGACCAAGTCGGTGTCACGATCGGCGCGGTTCGTCTCCAGGGCGTCGAAGATTGCCGCGCGCGGCACCTGGGCGTCATCGAGAGCAGCGCAGAGCGGCATGAGGTAGTTGCCGATCTCGATCTCGGCGAACTTCAGGTCGACCAGACGCTCATCGTGCTCCGCGATGCATCGTTGCGCGGTGGCGTCGCCCGAATTGCTTTCGAGCACGCGTGCCCACGCCGCGCGCAGGCTGCGTCTCTCGTCGCGTGAGTGGATGAGCCATCGCGCGGTGAGGCGCAGGGCGACCAACTGCTTGATGAGATGTTCGCCGGTTTCGTGGCCGGTCAGCACGAGCGGATTCACGAACCGCTCCGGCTCGCTTCCAACTCGTCCGCGTGCCGGGCGTCGGCCGCTGCCTGGAATCTGATGCGGGCTTCCGTCGCGCGCAGCTCAAGGTCGGTCATGTGTTCCAGCAGGACGAACACCTCTTCGCCGTTGCGGATGACGGGGTAGCGCTGCTGCAGGCCGCTGCCATATTCGGCCGTCGCCGGCACCTTGGGTGTGAACAGGTCGTCGAGCGCGCTCACCGCGGCTCCCAGTTCGTCGATGGCCGCTTCGGCGAAGGCGTCGCTGTCTTCGGCCACCACGACTCGCCCGTCGCCGATCGCACCGGCGAGGATGTTCGCCGCGTGCAGGATGCGCAGACGGGTGTCGTCCGGGATGAGGCGAAGGTCGAGCGCAGTCGTCGGCCCGTTGCCGATCTGGGAAATGATGATGGGTGAAGTGTTCAAAGGGATCTCCAGATGGCGCGCAGCGCGAGCGCGAGCAGGAACAGGGGGAAGAGGGCCGCATCGACGGCAAGGCGCTTCATTTCAGTTCCCGGGGCCACGTCAGCAGCTCGGAGATCGTGCCGTCCGAGCGCACGTGGTAGACGGCCAGGATGCCGTTGATGTTGCGGAGCACGACGTACTCGCGCCCCTTTACCGTCTCGAGGCCGCTGGTGTCGCTGGGCTGCTGCGGCACCTCGGCGGTGGACAGGTAGTCGGCGGTGGCCCAGCGCAGCAGGCGCTCTTCCTTCCCGGCAGTGATCGCGCTCATGCGAAGTGCCTTTCGTAGAGCTCTTCGAGCGTGTCGATCTGCGCCTCGGTGAGGCTGGTGGTGTTGTCGCCATTACTGGTCTGGCGCACCACGTTCTTGATGAAGCGGTTCTGCCAGGGCGTTACGTCCTTGGTGTCGGCCAGCCCGGCCACCTTCTTGACCATGGTGTTGAGTGCCGTCATGCGTTGCACTCCGGCGCGGCCTTGTCCAGTGCGCGCACCAACTGCTCGACCAGCCGCGTCGAGTAGGCTTGGCCCGGGTGCACGTCGTCGGCCATGTCGGCCGGGTCGAATGCGGCCGCGCCCCAGTCGGCGAAGATGGCGCCTTCCTCGGCGGCCACTTGCCGGGCCAGGTCGTCGTAGGCATCACGCCACGGCGGAGCGCCGCGGACACGCGACAAGCCGGTTACGACCGGTGTGCGCCCGAGGCCCTTCGCGCGCTGCACCATGGCGCGCAGCGGTTCCTTGTAGTCGAACCCGTTGCCGCCGTCGTTGATGCCGAACTCGATCACGATGAACCTCGCGTCGAGCAGCTCGGTCAGAAAGCCGGGCATGCGCAAGTTCACGTAGGCGCCGGGCTGGCTGCGATCGGTGACGGTGTACATCGGCCGCATGCGCTTGATGGCCGCGGCCGGCGGCTCAGTCAGTCGGCCGGCGCCGAACGTGGAGCCGTGCAGGATGCTGTCGCCTTCGAGCCAGACCGAGCACACGGGCGGCGGCTTGATCGGCTGCTCGGGCTGCGGGTTCTGGTGGGTCGGGGCGGGCAGTGTCGCGATGGGGCCCCCACCGCCGCCGCCACCGCCACCGCCGCCGCAGCCAGAGAGGACTGCGATTGCGAAGGCCGAGGCGACGACACGGGCGGGCGTGGCGTCCTCGCGCTCGTCGCGGCCATGCATGTCGCCGAACAACCAGCCGAATAGGCGTGATGCGAGGATGAGATCGAGCCAGGCCATGGTCAGTACCCCAGCCAGGTCAGAACCTCGGAACCGCGATAGCTGGCCCGGTCGCCCACCTCGGTCAGGAAGGCTTCAAAGCCGCCGTCGCAGTCGTGTCGGGCGATCTCGCGGCGGGCCTGCTCGCGGCTCACCGTCGCTTCATAAGCTTCGTCGAAATCCATTTCTCGCTCCACAGCGCCCGGGATGGGCGTGGAGCGATTATTCAAATACGACAGTCAGTCGTCAAGCGCAAATGAATATTTCTCTACTCGATCTTGCGCCAGCGGGATGGAGAAACGACAGCGACGATGTGTTCGGTCTTGGTCACCGAGGCCCTGGGTAGTGTCTGCCGAGCACCCCAGGCCGCAGAGTCGACGTAGTAGTTGTCGTCGGTCTCGCGAAGCAACTCGCGCAGTAACACGTCGCCATTGCTGAGATGAAACAGGCCTAGATCGCCAGGTGCTACAGGGCTGGTGGCCTCGACAACTACAAACTGCCCATCCTTCAGCGCGGGCGCGTTCCTGTCGCCGACAACCTTGATGGCATACCCATCGTGCACGCCCGAGCCGAGCACGACGCCACCTGCTGCCGCGTCATGCTCATCGATCTGGACGTTCCCCTCTAAGAACAATGAGGAGCCGCGGACTGCCAAGCCGACAACATTGCCACCCCCTGTGAACTCCATGTCTGGCGAAGCGGGCTGCCCCCAGGGCTCACCTTCGCCTGTCGCCAGCCAGTAGGGATCGCAGCCGAGGGCGCGTGCCATCTGCACGACCTTGGTCGATCCCGACACCGTGCCGTTCTCCAGCTTGGAGATGTCTCCCTGCCCAACGGCTGCCCGCTGCGATAGCTCCGCCTGCGTCATGCCCTTGCGTAGTCGGGCGGCCTTGATTCGAGAGCCAAGCGTGTCCATGGCTTCATTTAATCGCACTTGCATATTCATGAACGACACATCAAAATCCTATGAATATGGAAAATGGAATATCCATGGAAGCACCCGACTACCTGCGAGCCCTGCTTGCGTCCGGTATGACGCAAGTGGCCATCTCGGAGCAGACGAGCATCCCGCAGCCGACCTTGTCGCGAATCGCGCGGGGGAAGGCTAAGGACGTGCCTTCGAAGCGTGCGCGCAAGCTTCAGGCGCTCTGGGAACTGAGGCTTGGGGGGCGCGAGCGCGCAGCAACCTTGCCCGAGCCGAAGGCGGCTTGAGCCATGGCCCGTCACCTTCCGAGGCGTCGACCAGTCACCGGGCGCAGGCGCCGAACTGGCTCGAGCGACTCGATCCTGCTTTCGGAAAAGCGGACCTCGAGCACGCCCTCGTTCCATCGCATGCTCAATCGCGAGATGTGCACGGCCGTCCGAGCCATGCCGGGCTGGCCTGGGGCCGCGTTGGTCGACATGAGAGTTCGCGTTGAGTTGTGGATCAGCGCGGGATCGGCGGAAAGGGCAGGGCGGTAGGTCATGGCACCGAAGTCTCCGATCCGTGGCGCCGAAGGCCTAGCAAGGCCGTCGCAATCCGCCGCAAGCGGGCGCATGGCGGCGGAAGGGCATGCAACGTGAGCGAAGCCCTCGACGCCCGCGCCCACAAGATCCAGACCTCGATCCTGCAGGCGGTTCAGCGCAATTCGACCCAGGCCGCCATTGCCGCGAGCATGGGGATCAGCGAATCGACGCTGTCGCGCTTCCTCAACGACCACGCAGAGCGCTTTGCCGCGGTGCTCGCGCACGCGGGCCTGCGTGTGGTCGGGGAGAACATGCGCTGCCTGCCGACCGACTACGTCGACGCGCTGCTGCTGATGGCGAAACAGCATCTGAGCACCGTCCAGACGGTGCGCCACCTGGAGTGGGACTGATGCGTGGCGGCGAAGTCGCATGTCCGCATGCCACTCGGCGTCCGCGCCGCATCCAGCGCGCCGGGCCTGCTGGGCCCAAAGACTGGCCAGCATGGCGCGATCGCCTGCGGGCCATTCCATCTTGCGACGCTTGGCGCACGCACCCCGACGATGGGCCGCGGCTCTACGTGGTGTGCCTGTACGGCGTCGAGTGGACTGTCTCCACGATGGCCGAGGTGAAAAGCGCCGTCCTGCGTGCGGAGCAGATCGAGCGCGACCGCATGGAGTGGTGATGTCGGTCAGGTACAAGAAGACCAGCCGGGACGGCAGCAGCTTTCTCTTGCTTCCCCATGTCGTGCTGGAGTCACCCGCCTATCGCCGGGTGAGCGTGTACGCCCGCGCTCTGCTGATGGACATCGCCATGCAGCTCAAGGGCTCGAACAACGGGTGGCTGCTGTGCTCAACCACGCACATGAAGCCCTTGGGTTGGACCTCGCAGAGCACGCTCCATAAGTCGAAGACCGAGCTGCTGGACGTTGGCCTGATCTTCGAGACCGTGAAGGGCCAGCGGCCGAACAAGCCATCGCGCTACGCGGTGACCTGGCTGGCCCTCGATCGTTTGCCAGGCTTCGATCAGGGCGCCCTGGAGTCCTTCGTGCGCAGTGCCTACCGCAAGGGCGATGCCGCGCCGCCGATGCCGGATCCAAAGCCGACGCGCGAGCAGCTTTTCGAGAAATGGCGGCCCGAAAACAAAAACGCATCCCTTAGTCCGCCGCACGGACTAGAGAACCCCTCTATAGGTCCGCCCCACGGACTAGAAGGGGCTCGCTCTAGTCCGCCACACGGACCTATGCGGGCCCAAAACACCCCCCTCTCTAGTCCGCCCCACGGACAGTATCTAGATAAACCATCTGTCCTGCCTGTTCCAACCACCTGAAGGAAACGAAATCATGACTGCTACCAAGCCGCCCGCCGGCGTCGAAAACATTCCCGACCTCACGATCGTCGACAACGGCGACGGGACCTGGAACCTTGAACAACTGGGTGGCCAGGACATCGACTACTTCCGGGTTGCCGTGCACCCGATGCACGTCCGCCACTTGGCCGAGAAGCTGGGCATCCTGACCGGTGGCGCGGTGCCGGCCGAGCTCGCGGCGGCCCGCGCGGAGATCTCGCGCCTACAGCGTGCCCTGGTCAATATCCGGGGCAGGGTGGTGTCTCTGCACGAGGATCTCTTGTTGACGGCCGGCATGGGGCACGAGGAACTCGATCGTGAGCTTGATGCGACGAGTTGCATCTGGGACATGTTGAACTTCGTCTGCGCCGACTTCGAGCAGCAGCCCGCCGCCGCAGCAGCGCCGGCTGTCCCCGCCGCGTCCCCAGGGACACCAGAGGCCTGTCCCCAGGGACAGAAGCGGGACACCTCCAGCGCCGGCCCGCTCTTCGAGCAGGTAGCAGCGTGAGGGGCGGAGATCATGGATTCCGCCCTGCGCCTGAACATCGCGTCGGACATCAACCGGCACCACGAACTCGCCTGCCTGCGTGCAGACGAGGCGATCAACCATGCCGCCGAGGCCGGCAAGCTTCTGCTGGAGGTCAAGGCTGCGCTGAAGCATGGCGAGTGGCTGCCGTGGCTGGAGGAAAACATCTTCGTCAGCGCCCGCCAAGTGCAGCGTTACATGCAGGTGGCCCAGGGCCGACCGCTGCCCTTGAGGGCGTTGGTGACGAAACCGAAGCCCCAGGCAAATGCGAAGCCGGTGTCGCATTTGGTGGTGGACGCGCCGCGTTTATTTCCTGGCGGACCGCCCGTGGCGGAGTTCGTGCCCGAGGCTGGCCAGTGCTATGCGGTGATCCTGCCGGACACGACGGTGTTCGCAGTCGAGCCCTCGCTGAAACATCCCGGCTACTTCTTCGTGTCGAAGATGGACGCGACCACCGACGTGGTCGACTACACGCGCCGGCCGGTGGCCGCTGCGTGGGTGGAGGTGAACCTGCAGTACTTCGGCCTGGAGAACCCCGCATCGGCTGCGTGGCGCACGAAGCCCTCCGCCGGCGTGGTGGAGGCCTTGGGCACGTTCCCGGAGTGCGCAGCATGACCACGCCGCACGACGAAGGCGCGCTGATCGCCGACCTGCCGGACCTGCGCATCGAGGTCAGCCACAGCGAGGACATGGTGATCCTGCAGCAGGGCGGCCACACCGACGAAGCCGACCGCATCGCGGTGCACCGCTGGCATGTTCCGCTGATCGCGGAGGCGCTGGGCATCCGCCAGGAACTGAACGCGACGGCGCAGGACCAGCTGGCGGCCGAGCGCGAGCGGACCAAGCGCGCGGAGGCCATGGTCGCCACATTGAAGCGCCGCATGCTGTTCCTGAAGGAACGCATCGAGCATCTGGACGAAGGCCTGTGGGGCCACCCGGATCCGGAGCGCGCGGACGTGGTGACCGATCGGATGTTCAGCGACGCGACCTCCGATTTCGCCCGCGAGTTCTGCCTCGAATTCGATGACGGGAAGCAGGCCGTGACGGAGTGGCAACGGCCGTCTGCGGCGCCCGTCGGCGCGGGCCCGCTCTTTCCCGAGGAGCCGGGCCAATGAAATCAACGGCTTGCCACCGGAAACAACGGTTGCGCAGCGGATGCGCAGCTGCTGGCCAGAGGTGGCAAACGGATGCCCACCCGATGGCACCCCGATGGCAAATGCCATCGCCCCCCGATGGCAACCCGATGGCTGCGCGCATGGCAGCGGGCCCTGATCACAACACCCTCGACCACGAAAGGACCAACCATGGATGAATTCAGCGACGCCCGGGCCATCGGCCAAGGGCGCGACAACTTCTCGCAGCAGATCCGCGAGAAGCAACGCTTGGCGCAGGCGCAGGACCGGCAGGCGTTCGTCACGGGCCTGATTGCCGGCGATGCGCCCCGAAACGGGACGCCAGCCGAGGCAGCGGCAGATGAGGCCCGGGAAGCCGCCGACCAACTGCGCAAGGTTGTCGAGCAACTGCGGACGCGCCTCGGGCCTGTGCTGGCCCCGGAACCGTCGACGGGGGAACAGGAGGCAAAGCGCGCAACGCCGATGCACGGCGGGAGCCCGATCGTTACCGAGTTCGGCCATCTCGCCCGGATGTCGGAGTCCACGGCGGCCGTGCTGTCCGATCTGCTGCGCCGGCTCGAGGTCTGATGCTCGAGACGAAACCGCGGCCCCTGTCCGCACAAGCCAAGAGCCTGATCCAGATGGCCGGCGACATCTGGGCGGCGGAAGCCCGGGCCCATGTCGATCCGGCGCCTCCCGCGCCAGCGCGCCCGAGGTACAAGCCGGAACGCTGGGAGCTCAAGATCGACTTCCATGCCGTTGAGCCGCACCAGCTGGACATCGACCGCCGGCTGCGCAATTGGGGCACCTGGTGCACCAGCACGCCGCATGCCGCCTCCGCGCCGATGTTCCGGCTGGCGGTACCGGCGGCGCGGGCCCGTGCGTACGGCAGCGTCACGGCCGAGCCGGTGGACCGGTCGGATGCGATCAGGATCGCCCGGGCGGTTGCCGCGCTGCCTCGCGGGCACGCTGCGGCCTTGCACTGGGCCTACATCAAACCCGTAAGCCCTCGGAAGGCCTGCCAGTCCATCGGCACGACTCTGGCCGGGCTGGCAAAGTTGCTAACCGACGGCCGGCAGATGCTCGTCAACCGCGGGGTCTAGCTGGGTCTCGCGACATTTGCTTGCATCCTGGGTACAATCCGCGCCAACGACTGAGCGCATACGCATAGTGGTCGCCCGATCCATGTAGGAGGCGGCGCTGCCGGTGAAGCTCAGAGACTCGAGCCCTCCGCGTGGAGGGCTTTTTCGTTTCCGCTCGGCGTTTCTGCTTCCACCCTCGAAGACCCTCCACAAGCCGCATCGCTCGCTGATCCGGCGAGGAACAGGATCAGCGAAATGAGCGCTGAGCTCAATCTAATTCGAGAGCTCGCTTTAGGCTGTGCCGATAGTAGGAGAACTCCATTTGGGCTTCATGGACGGCCGAGTACCAATGAGACCCGATCGGATTTGAGTTGGTGGCGGGCCTCAAGGCAATGGCGGCCTTGCGCACCGCTGGATCGTAGAACGCCGACTCGCACACTGTGAGTGCTCTGTTTCGCGTGGGCTGATGCACAAACGGCGCTTTTGCAGCGGTCTTCAGGTCATTCTTGAGTGAACGATATAGCTCCTCGACCGCCTCCCGCTCTGCTGGGGGAAGCCAACGCTTCTCGCCAAGGAGAGTCATGATTTCCTCGCAGCGCGCTTCGAAGGCGGCCATGGCAGAAAGTACTGCCTCAACGTCGTCCGGATGAAACTGATTTGGCATTCCGCCCTCCTGCCGATGGTTGTGTGAGAACTCCCATCGTATCTGCGAGGTGCGGCGAACCACCCAATGGGGACTCACGCTCGAACTGCCGGTTTGACCCGGCACGCTGGTTCTGGTGCTTGAACTCGGCCGGCGTTGTGACACGTGGGGGAAGAGCCCGCGAATCAACACCACCCGGCGACAGGCACCAGCCTCGCGTGTCGGCGCGGCGGGTAAACCGCGCCCAGTTTCCAGCCATCCGCACTCGATGGAGCGAGGCGAGAGTGAGAACCGCACAGGCCCAGCGCGCCGGACGCGCGTTAGTCGGATGGGCCGATAGGGAGGAGGTCGCAATGGCCCTGACGAAGAAACAACAGCGGTTCGTGGCCGAGTACCTGATTGACCTGAACGGCAAGCAAGCGGCCATTCGTGCCGGGTATACCGTAAGGCGAGCGGAAGTAACGGCCTCGGAACTGCTCTCACATCGTAAGGTTTCGGAAGCAGTCGCCGAATTGATGGCGAAGCGCGAAAAGCGCACGGAGATCTCGCAGGATCGGGTTTTACAGGAGCTTGCGCGCATCGCCTTCTTCGACCCGCGCAAGCTGCTTGGTCCGGATGGCGCGCCGAAGCCGATCAACGAACTGGATGACGACACGGCGGCTGCGCTGGCCGGTCTGGATGTGACCGAGGAGTACGAAGGCTCGGGCGAGGATCGAGTGTTCGTCGGTTACACCAAGAAGTTCAAGATCGCCGACAAAAACACCGCGCTGACGAATGCCATGCGGCATCTCGGCATGCTGCGGGATCGTGTGGAGCACAGTGGCCCGGAAGGCGGGCCGATCGAATCGAAATCGACCGTCGATGTCTCGGGCCTGAGCGATGAGCAACTCCGTGCGCTCGCAAGCATTGCGGTTCACGGAAGCTGACGTCCTGGCTGCGCGGCGCGAGCTGGCGCGCCGCAGCCTGCCGGACTTCGCGTGCCTGGTTGACATCCCCACGGTGCCGATGACGGACGAGGCGGAAGAAGATCGCTTCAGCGTGATGCGGCTCGACACCCTGGCCGCGCACCATCTGCTCTTGCTGCGGGACCTGCAGGGCGTCGAGAACGGGACGATCCCGAACCTGATGGTGCTGATGCCGCCGGGCTCGGCGAAGAGCACCTACAGCGACGTCGTGTTCGTGCCGTGGTTCATGGCGCGCAAGCCGCGCCGCAACGTGATTCTGGCCAGCTACGCGAGCGAGATCGCGGAGAAGCAGGGCCGCCGGGCGCGGCAGCTGATCAACTCGCGATCGTTCGCGAACCTGATGGAGATGGGTCTGCGGTCCGACAACCGGGCCGTGCACCAGTGGACGCTGTCGAACGGCTCGGAGTTCATGGCCGGCGGCCTGCTGTCCGGGCTGACCGGCAACCGCGGTGCGCTGGGGATCATCGACGACCCGATGAAGGGCCGCAAAGAGGCCGAGTCGGAGGTGATCCGCAACAGCACCTGGGACGCCTACACGGACGACTTCTGCTCGCGGCTGATCCCCGGCGCCCCCCAGGTGATGATTCTTACGCGCTGGCACGAGGACGACCTGGCCGGCCGGATCCTGCCCGAAGGCTGGGATGGCGAGTCGGGATGGTTCGATGGGCGCGATGGGCGCCGATGGAAAGTGCTGTGCCTGCCTGCGATCGCAGACCGCAAGGACGACCCGCTCGGGCGAAAGCTGGGAGAGACGCTGTGGCCGGAGTGGTTCAGCCTAGAGCACTGGGAGCCGTTCAAGAGGAACCCGCGCACCTGGTCGAGCCTGTACCAGCAGAAACCGACGGCGCAGGAAGGAACGTTCTTCAAGCGCGAGTGGTTCAGACGCTTCCGGCCCGGCAGCGAGCCGAAGCACCTGAACAAGTACATGACCAGCGACCACGCGCCGGCGGGCGGCGAAGGCAACGACTACTCGGGCGCGCGCATCTGGGGCGTGGATCACCTGGGGGACCTGTACCTGCTCGACGGCTTCTGCGAACAGGTGACGATGGATGTGTTGGCCGACCGCGTGGTGGGCAACAAGGCCGAGAAAAAGGTCGGGCTGATCCAGAAGCACAGGCCGATCGCCTGGTTTCCGGAGGCCGACAACAACTGGAAGTCGGTGGCGGGCTTCGTCACTCGCATGATGCGCGAGCAGCAGACCTTCTGTCGTGTGGAGCCGATCAGCCCGCACGGCAACGACAAGCCCACCAAGGCGCAGCCTTTTCAGGGCATGGCGTCGATGGGGCGCGTGTGGATCCCGGAGGGCCCCGAGGGCGACCGGATTCTGGACCAGTACGTGAAGTTTCCGGCCGGTGCCAATGACGACGAGGTCGATATGGCATCGCTGATCGGGCGGGCCATCGCGGACGCGCACCCGGCAGTGCTGCCGCCGCAGGAAGTCAAGCGGTTCGTGGACCGTTGGGACGAAGTGTTCAACAAGGAAGACGACGGGGAGGGCACATGGAAAACCAGCTGACCGACCCGACGTATGCCGAGCGCGTGAAGCGCATGCACCCGCAGCAGCGCGCGGCGCTGCTTCGCAACTTCGATGCGCTGGTGGCTGATGCCCCGCGCTGGGAAGCCCTGAGCGCGGAGATGCGCGCGACCCTCACAGGGATGGCTGATCAGGTGCGCCAGGCGCACGGCGGCGCTGTCCTGATCCCGGAGAACTGAATGGCGATGCTCGCGATGGAACGGCTGATGGGAGAGTCGGCCGGGGCGGAGGTGCGCGCGCCGGAAGCTGAGCCCAACGATTACAGCGACCACCTGTCAAAGCTGGTCGGCTATTTTGAGGAAGCGGAAGACACTGGACGCGAGGCCCGGCTGAGGTCGGAAAGGTGTCGCGATTATTACAATAACAACCAGCTGTCCGCTCAGGAAATCGCGATCCTGAAGAAGCGCGGGCAGCCGCCGATCTACGTCAACTACATCCAACGCAAGGTTGACACGATCTGCGGCATCGAGCGCCGCTCGCGCACCGATCCGAAGGCCTTCCCGCGCAACCCGGACGACGAGGACACGAGCAACGCAGCGACCGACGCGCTGCGCTATGTGGCCGATCAGAACAAGTTCAACGCGGTGCGCTCGGAGGTCTACAACGACATCCTGGTCGAAGGCTATGGCGGTGCGGACGTGGTCGTCGAGGAGATGCCCAACGGCGACCAGATGATCAAGGTCAAGCGGGTGCCGTGGGACCGCCTGGTGATCGACCCGCACTCGCGCCAGCTCGACTTCAGCGACGCCAACTACAAGGGCATCGTGATCTGGATGGACGCGGAGGAAGCGCGGCGCAAGTGGCCGAACTACGCCGACTCCATCAACGACACGCTGTCGAGCACGTCCGCTTCGGAGACCTTCGACGACCGACCCAAGTACGGGACCTGGTGCGACAACCGCCGCACCCGCGTGCGCGTGGTGCAGATGCACTACCGCGAGGGTGATGATTGGTTCCTGTGCACGTACACGAAGTGCGGCTACCTGGAGCCACCGGAGAAGTCGCCGTATCTCGACAAGTTCGGCCGACCCACGTCGTCGCTCAAGATTCGCTCGGCCTACGTCAACCGCGAGAACGAGCGCTACGGCCACGTCGAGGGCCTGATCCCGCTGCAGGACGAGATCAACAAGCGCCGCAGCAAGTCGCTGCACCTGCTGAGCCAGCGGCAGACCTTCGGCAAGAAGTTGGCCCTGGCCGACACCGCCAAGGCCAAGGTGGAATTGGCGAAGCCTGACGGGCATGTCGAGTTGCAGGACGGGGCCAAGTTCGGCGAGGACTTCGGCGTCATCCCGACGGGCGACATGGCGAACGGCCAGATCGAGCTCATGCAGCAGGCCCTGGCCGAGATGAACGCCACGGGCGCGAACGCCGCGATGCAGGGCAAGGACGAACGTTCGCAGTCGGGTGTCGCGCTGCAGACGCGCATCCAGGCCGGCGCGGTGGAGCTGGAGCCCCTGGCCGACGGCCTGCGCGAGTGGACGCAGGAAGTCTTCGAGGCGATGTGGATGCGCGTGCGGCAGTTTTGGACCGCCGAGAAGTGGATCCGCGTCACCGACGACGACCGAAACGTGCGCTTCGTCGGCCTCAACAAGCAGGTCACGCTGGGCGACAAGCTCGCGCAGCTGGCGCCGCAAGAGCAGCAGGCCATGGTGCAGCAGCTCGGGCTGAGCGGCCCGTACGACCCGCGGCTGCGCGAGGTGGTGGACGTCGAGAACGATGTCAGCGGCCTGGACGTGGACATCGTCATCGAGGAAGGCCCCGACCTGGCGTCGCTGCAGTCCGAGCAGTTCGAGATCCTGGCGGGCCTGGCCAAGAACGGCGTGCCGATCCCGCCGAAGGCGCTCATCCAGGCCTCGGCCATCAAGCCGGACACCAAGCGCAGCATCCTTGAGGAGATGGAGAAGGGGCCGCAGATCCCGCCCGATATGCAGAAGCAGTTGGAGGAGTTGCAGCAGCGCGCGCAGCAGCTTGAGCAGGAGAACCAGCAGTTGAAGGGCGACCGCGAACTGGAGGCGCGCAAGCTCGACATCGAGGAAATGAAGGTGCTCGGCACCCAGCAGCCCCCGGCGCAGCCGCAGGGCCAGGAGCCCATGACGCCGAAGGACTTGGCCGACGTCGAGCTCAAGCACGCGCAGGCCGAGAAGGCGCGCGCCGATGCCGAAAAGGTGCGTATCGAGACGATAACGCAGGCCAACCAACTCGGCGAGCAGGGTATCAGCACCGAAACCGACGAGGCCACCGGCGCGCCCAAGCCGAGCGCGCTGGACACGATCGCCGCGGCGATGGCCGCGCAGGCCCAGGCGCTGGCCGAGCTGGCGCAGGCCCAGATGCGGCCGCGCACCGCGACGCTCAGCAACGGCAAGACCATCACCGTCCAGTAGGAACCCAAACATGGCGAACGCACTCTACGACCCGGGCCGCGAAGGCTTCCTAGACGGCTCGATCGACTGGGACACCGACGACATCCGCGTCATGCTGGTGCTCAGCACCTACACGTTCAGCGCGGCTCATAAGTTCCTGGCGGACCTGGGCGCGGTGGACAATGGCCGGAGCGCCGCGCTCGGCAGCAAGACGGTTACCAGCGGCGTAGCCGATGCCGCGGACACCACGCTCAACGCCACGGCGGCCAGCGCGAGCAAGGCCCTGGTGGTCTTCAAGCACACCGGCAGCGATGCCACTGCGCGCGTGATCGTCTACATCGACACGCCCACCAGCGGGTTGCCGTTCACGCCGTCGGCTGGCCAGGCCGTGCCGATCACCTGGGACAACGGCGCGAACAAGATCTTCAAGCTGTAAGGGCCGGCCGTGGCCGCCTCCGTAGCCAACGCAAGGAAGGCGAATACCTCCGGCGCAACCTCGACTACAACGTCGAGTTTCACGAGCACGTCGGGCAACACCATCTGGGTGGGGGTCTCAGATGCTTCCGGGCAAGGATCGCTGACGATCAGCGACAACAAGGGCAACACGTACACCCAGATCGGGACGACGCGGACCAGCGCGTCGGGTGCACAGATCCGGCGCTACCGGTGCGAAAACATCACGGGCGGCAGCGGCCACACGGTGACGGCGACATGGGGCAGCAGTTCGGATGCGACGGTGCATGTGCTGGAGCTGGCCGGCGTCGCTGCGGCCTCGCTCGATTCAGCCGCTTCGGCCCAGACCGACGACAACAACCCGCCTTGGACGGTGACCTCGGGCACGCTGGCGCAGGCGGACTCGATCGCCATCGCGATGACCGGCACCGCGTTCACTGGGACGTGGAGCGAGTCGAGCGGCTTCACGGTCCAGACGCAAGAGGGGAACAACAGCCTCTATTGGACGGGTTGCGCTGCGTCTCGCGTGGTCAGCGCTACCACGGCGCTCACGCCGTCGTTCACGATCTCGGGCGGCGGCTCGGATTGCGCTGTGGCGATCGACGTTTTCAAGGCCGCAGCGGCCGGATCGGGGATCACCGGCGCTGGGCAGATCGCGAGCGGGGAGGCGTCAGGAGCGCCCACCATCGCCGCGACGGTGGCGCCGGCAGGCATCGCGAGCGCTCAGGCGCTGGGCACGCCGGGCGTCGGGGCATCAATCGCCGCGATCGGCATCGCCAGCGCGGAAGCCCTGGGGACGCCGACAGTCGGCGCCGTCGTCGCGCCGGCAGGGGTTGCATCGGCGCAGGCTTTGGGCGCGCCAGCGGTGGGCGCTGCGATCACGGCGACTGGAATCGCTTCGGGCGAGGCGGTTGGCGCGCCGGTGGTGAACGGTGCGGGGATCTTCGCGGCAGGCATTCCGTCTGGTGAAGCCTTCGGGCAGCCATCCGTTGGAGCCGGGATCGCGGCCGCAGGTATCGGCTCAGGCGAGGCGCTCGGACAGCCTGCGGTGGGCTCCGGCACCCAGCCGACCAGTAGCGGGGGCGGCATTGACCCGCCCGCCTGGCAATACCGCAAGAGCAAGCGCAAGAAGCGCGAGCGGGATTGGCTGGACGGCCCGGAAGAAGACATCGAAGAGGTTGCGCCAGCGCCGCGCATGCCGGCGTCTCCGGTGCGCATCGCGGTTGAGGAAGCAGTCGCTGCGGCGCGCATGCGCTCGCTGCGCGCACAGGAAGTCATGTTGATCGAGCACGCCGAGCAGCGCGCCGCCGCAGCGCGGGCGCTGGCCGAGCTTGAGGAAGAAGAGGAGTTGGCAGCCCTGCTGCTGTTGCTCTGATCAGATTACCGCCGGACGCGAGAGGCCACCTTCGGGTGGCCTTTTTCGTTTGGCCCTGCCGCCGAGGTTCGGGCGTGAGGCCGCCGCCGGGCGCATCGGGCGAAGAAGGAAAGTAAGCATGGAAGACGTTTTCAACGATCAGCCGCAGGAAGAGCAACTGCAGGGCAACCCGCAGGAGCAACAGCCCGCGAGCGGATCGACGGTCGAACCCCAGCCGGGGCAACCTGGTGAAGGTGGCGCGCCGACGGCGCCGGAGAACGAAAAGCATGTGCCCCTGGCAGCGCTGGAAGCTGAGCGCAAGGGGCGTCAGGACTGGAAGGAAAAGGCGATCCGCTACGAGGAAGAGCTGAAGGCGCTCCGCGCCCAGGGCCAGCCTCAACAGCAGCCGCAGCAACTGGACCCGATCCAGTTGGTTCAGCAGCAGCTGGTCAACGAGCGCTTCAACACGTCGGAGATGGTCGCGCGTAGCAAATACGCCGATCTCGACGCCGTCGTGGAAGAGTTCGCCCAGGCGGCTGAAAAGAACCCTGCGCTGCGCATGGCCCTGCAGCAGTCGGCGAACCCTTACGAGTACGCCTACCGCGAGGGCAAGCGCATCCAGATGCTGAAGGAGATTGGAGACGACCCCGCGGCTTACCGCGCGAAGGTCGAAGCCGAGATCCGCGCCCAGATCCAGCCCTCGACGCCCAGCACTCCGTTGCCGGCCTCACTCGCTGGCGCCAGGTCTACGGCGACGCGCTCCGCGCCGTCGTTCACAGGCCCGACGCCTCTCGGTTCAGTTTTTCCCAATTGAAGGAGCCATAAATGGCAGAAACCACGGCCCGCACGGGCCTCACGCCCCAGCAATGGGACGACAAGTTCTTCACCGAGTACGTACGGGCCAACCGGTTCAAGAAGTACATGGGGATGGACCCCTCCAACGTCATCCAGGTCAAGGAAGACCTGACCCGCAAGCCGGGCGATCGCGTGACCTTCGCGGCCGCGCGCTCTCTCGGCGGCGGCGTCACCGGCAACACCGTGCTGGAAGGCAACGAGACCGAGCTCGACACGCGCTCGCTGACCGTCGCCGTCTCGCCGCTGCGCAATGCGGTGGTGGTCACGGACTGGGATGACCAGAAATCCGCCATCGACCTGCGCGATGCGGCCCGCCCGGCGCTCAAGACCTGGTCGCTGGAGAAGATGCGCGAGGACTGCATCCGCGCGTTCAAGTCGGTGCCCAACGCCGCCGGCGACATGGTGTCGTGGGAAACCGCGACCGCTGCCGAGCGCAACGCCTGGCTGGTGGCCAACGCCGACCGCGTGCAGTTCGGCGCCTTGGTGGCCAACGGTTCGTCCGGCGTCGCAGCGACCGCCCTGGCGACGATCGACAACACGGCCGACAAGCTCTCGGCCGCCCTGGTGTCGCTCGCCAAGCGCCGGGCCCAGCAGGCCAAGCCGCGCATCACGCCGACGCGCACCAAGGAAGAGGACGAAGAGTGGTTCGTCTTGTTCTGCAACCCGCTGTCCTTCCGCGACTTCGCGCTGGACCCGGTGGTGGTGCAGGCCAACCGCGACGCACGTGTGCGTGGCGTCGAGACCAATCCGCTCTTCACCGGCGGCTCGCTGGTCTGGGATGGCGTGATCGTGCGCGAGATTCCGGAAATGGGTCTGCCGCTCGCGCCGTCGGCCACGTCCATCGGTCAGGTGGGCGGCATCCTGGCGGGCGCAGGCACCGCCGGCATCGACGTCGGCTTCAACTTCCTGTGCGGCGCGCAAGCGCTCGGTGTGGCCTGGGCCCAGCGCCTGAAGACCACCACGGATGTGCGCGACTACGGCTTCCGTCACGGCGCCGGCGTGCAGGAGATCCGCGGCATCGAGAAGCTGATGTTCGGCACCGGTGCGTCCGACCGCCAGAACCTCGTGCAACAGGGCGTCTTCACGCTCTTCACCGCGGCTGTCGCCGACGCCTAAGGAGCAAACGACATGGCAACTTTCAACGCAACCAAGGTGTCGAGCGCTGCGGCGCTCGCAGTGCCGGGCATCGGCGATGGCCAGGGCCCGAAGGTCATCTCGGCGACCTTCGCGGGGACTGCTGCGCTGGCCCTGAACGACGTCATCCAGTCGCCGGTGATCCAAAAGGGCTCGGTGATCCTGGACGTGATGATCTTGGTCAACGACCTCGATTCGAACGGCGCGCCGGCGATCACGCTGGACGTCGGCTACGGCGGGGACCCGGACTACTTCATCGCCGCGTCCACGGTGGGCCAGGCGGGCGGCGTGGCGCGCGCGAGCGCGCTCACCGCTGAGCCGCTGGTGCTCGCCGACAACGACACCATCGACGTGCTGGTGAAGGCCGGCCCGGCGACCGGTGTGGCCACGCCGCGCGTGACCATCACGGTCCTGTTCATGCCCCCGAACGCCTGATAGGAGCGGGCGGGGGCAACCCCGCCCGATTTGCCCATGCAGATCAAATTCATCGGCGTGCCCGGCGAAGAGCACGCATCCATCCGCCAGTACGGCTACGACTTCCCGATGGGCGAGTTCGTGGACGTGACCGACGAGCGCGCGGCCGCCAAGTTGGCGAACCATCCGCACTTCAGCGCGAAGGCCGAGTCGAGCGATCAGCCGCTACCGCCCCGCGAGGAACTGGTGGCCAAGGCCGCCGAGCTCGGCATCGAGTACGACAAGCGCCTGGGCGACAAGAAGCTCGCCGCGTTGATCCTCGAGAAGATGAGCGCCAACCTGGCGTAACCGCGCATGGCCACCCTGAACCAACTCGGCACGCGCGTCCTGCAGATGCTGGAGGTGCTGGCCGCCAACGAGGCCGCCGACCCGGCGGACCTGGCCGTGGTCGTCCAGAAGCTGAAGGCCGCGCACTACGCGTTCCGGGTTCAGGAGTTGGCCGCGTGGACGCTGAACGACATCCCCGACTTTGCCGAGGAGCCCTACGTGCTGATGGCAGCGTTCCTTGCCGCCGCAACCTTCTCGGTTGCGCCGAACGCAATGTGGCCGATGCAGGCCACCACCGAACTGCAACGCGCGGCGAACCTCCCCGCCGCTGACACCACCCCGGCGGAGTACTTCTGATGGACATCCGCGTCGCGCTCAACGGCACGAAGCGCCGCAACCTGGAGCTGTTCGCGCTCGACGAGGTGACGCTGAACGTGACGGTGTACGCCGCCGACGGCGACGCCGCACCCGTGGCCGTCACCAACCTGGTGATGCGCACGTGGCCGGACGACTTCACGGTGCCTGTAGGCCAGCAGTTCACGGTCCCGGACACCTGTCCCGGCCGCCGCTGCTACCGCCTGCAGGGTGACATTGCGGGCGTCGCCACCACGCTTGCCTACGGCGTCATGCGCATCCGCGGCGGCGAGAGCGAGCAACTCGGAGGCAACGACTACGGCTGGCGCTGGCCCTATGGGGGTTGGTGGTGAACCGCAACGCGACCGACAACATGAAGCCCATCAAGGGCTTCGTGGGCCCGGCCTACGTGGACCCGGCGCTCAAGGCGAGCAACCAGCGCTGTATCAATCTCCTGCTGGAGGTGTCGCAGAACGAGGAAAAGACGCCCATCAAGCACATCGGCGTGCCGGGCCTGCGCGATCTCGCGACCATCGGCACCGGGGCCACCAAGAACTACATCGAGGTCAACGGCGAACTGTATGGCGCCGTCGGCCTGAACTTCGGCCGGATCGAGTCGGACCTGGCGACCTTCACGCCGCTGGGTTCGTTCTCGGGCACCGGGCGCATCACCCTGGTGGACAACGGCCTGCAGGTGCTGGTGATCGATGGCTTGTCGGGCTTCGTCTACGACATCGCGGCCATGACCTGGACGCAGATCACCGATCCGGGCTTTGTGTACGGGGCCACGCAGGCCGACTTTCAAGACGGCTACGGCATCGTCGCGCTGCCGAATAGCCAGCAGTTCGGCATCAGCGGGCCCTACAACTTTCTGGCCTGGGACGCCATCGATTTCACGTCGGCCGAGGGCTTGCCCGACAACGTCTCGACGGTGGTGAGCAATCACCGCATCCTGCATGTGCTCGGCACCGGGACGCTTGAGCTCTTCTTCAACGGCGGCGATGCCACGTTCCCATTCGTGCGCATTGACGGCGCGTTCTACGAGGTGGGCTGCTCGGCGCCGTACTCGGCCGCGGTGGCTGATGATTCGGTTTTCTGGCTCGGCAACAACTCGGAAGGCGCCCTGGCCGTCTACCGCATGCAGGGGCAGACCCCGCAGCGGATCAGCACCGTGGCGCTGGAGCGCGAGCTCGCGCAGTACTCGCGCATCGATGATGCTTTCGCCGTCGGCCTGGACATCGGCCGGCACCCGATCTACATCCTGACCTTCCCGACGGAGGACAAGACGTGGTGCTACAACGCGCACTCCGGGTCGTGGCTGGAATGGTTGGAGTGGGTCGGCCCGAGCTTCCATCGCTACCGCCTGAACTGCCTGGCCAAGGCCTACGGCAAGATGCTGGTGGGCGACTATCGCGACGGCCGCATGTACGAGCTCACCTTCGACGAGCAGACCAATGGAGGCGATCCGATTCGCGCGCTGCGCACCACGCCGAACATTGGCAAGAACGGCCGGCGGTTGAAGCACCAGCGCCTGGAGATCCTGATGGAAACCGGCGTTGGTGCGCTGACGGGCCAGGGCTACGACCCGCATGTGTCGCTGCGCTGGTCCGACGACGGCGGGCGCACCTGGAGCAACGAAGTTTCGCGCCCGATCGGCAAGATGGGCGAGTACAAGACGCGCGTGGTCTACAACCGCCTGGGCCAGGCGATCGACCGCGTTTACGAGATGACGATCACCGACCCGGTGCAGCGCGCAATCCTGGGCGGCCTGCTGAGCGTGGCATGAAGCAACTCGAGCGCCCCCGCATCGGCCAGCCCATCGCGACGGTGGAGAAAGCCGGCGAAGGCCTGGTGGCCAAGGCCAATATGTGGCTGCAGCAGTACCTGCGCCAGGTCGGCCGTAACCCGGTGAACGCCATCACCACCCCGGCGGTTGGCGCCTCGCCCTTCGTTTTCGAGAACGCCGGGGACTTCGACGTCGATGCCGTGGTGAGCGGTGGCACGGTCTCGGCCGTGTCGATCAGCCGCGACGGCATCGCTTACTTCCCGCTGGCCAGCGCCACGGGCACCACCGTCCGGCTCAACCCGGGCGACTTCCTGCGCATCACTTACTCGGTGCTGCCGACCCTCACGCTCATCCCAAGGTGACCATGAAACCCATCAACATCTGGACCGCACGCTGTGGCCCCGACACGCGCGGAATGCTGGTGCTGCAGCCCTGCGGTGAGCTGGCCCGCATGACGCGCCGGCAGCGCATCGTGGCGTTGCAGAGCGCCATGGAGGAAGGTATCCAGCGCGGGGAACTGATCGACGTGATGAGCGAAGTCCGGATCGAACATCAGCACATCGACGGCGTCTACATCCGCACGATGCACCTGCCGGCTGGGAGAGCGATCGTCGGCAAGATCCACAAGCACAACCACTGCGCGATCCTGCAGCGCGGCCGCGTGACCGTTTTCACGGAGTGGGGACGCGAGGAATTGGAAGGCCCGCAGACCTTCACGTCACCCGCTGGTGTGAAGCGGGGCATCCTGGCACACACCGACACGGTGTGGACCACGATTCACGCGACCGATGAGACGGACCTGGACCGCATCGAAGAGCAGATGATCGCCAAGAGCTATGCCGACTTCGATGCTTTCGCCGAGGAGAACGAAGCCATGCTTACCAATCGGGTGCTGCAATGAGTTGGATCGCTCTTGGGGTTGGTGTTGCTGGCTCGCTGATCGGCGGGTCGATGCAGGCAGATGCTGCGAGCGACGCCGCGGCCGGGCAACAAGCCGCATCGCAGATGGCGAACCAGCTGCAGTTGGCGATGTACAACAACAACGTGGCTCTGCAGGCCCCCGCCATCAACACCGGCAACGCAGCGCGCGACCGGCTCTCCTTCCTGCTTGGCCTGTCGGGAACTGGCTTCAGCAATTCCACGCTGCCGCAGGTCAACCCGTCGAGCATCTACAGCGGCCCGTCCACTGCCTTTGCCACCTCGCAGCCCAGCACGATCTACGGCGGAGGGGGCGCGTACAGCAGCACTCAGCCGTTGAGCTACGACCAGCTGCGCGCGCAACTCCTGCCGCAGTTCACCAGCAGCGGTCGCGGTGCGAACGCACCCAAGTTCGATCCATCGACGCTTCCGATGCTGGACCGCGTGATGTACGAGCGCATGACCGACCCGAAGGAGCGCGCCGATTTCGAGGCGCGGCATCTCGGGACACCCACCAGCGTGCGAAGCGACCAAGGACCGAATCCAGGCCAGTACGACACCTTGCAATGGCAGACCTCGCCGAACATCGATTCGATCGACGAGACTGCTCTGGACGCCGCTATTCGCGAGCGGCTTCGCCAGCAGGAAGCGGACGCCGCAGCGCGCGAGGCTGCGGCACGAGCCGACCCGGCCTTCGGGAGCCTGGCGCAGCGGTTCCAGTTCGGCACGTACACGCCGGGCACGTTCAGTTTTACGAACGACGATTTCTACCGCGACCCCAGTTACGAGTTTCGTCTGCAGCAGGGCCAGAAGGCGCTCGATCGCGCCGGCTTGGCGGCGGGCCGATTCCTCTCGGGCCGCCAGTTGCAGGCAACGTCCGACTACAACCAGGACGCCGCCTCGCAGGAGTACCAGAACGCCTGGACGCGCGGCCTGAACACCTTCAACGTGAATGAGACGGGGCGGCGCAACGCGTTCGACACCAACGAGCAGAACCGCTTCAACGCCTACCAAGCCAACTTCAGCAACACGGTCAACCCGCTCTTGTCGCTGGCGGGCTCCGGCCAGGTGGGCGCGCAGTTTCTGGGCGGTGCCGGCGAGCGCACTGCGCAGATTGTCGGCAACAACACGACCGGCGCTGCAAACGCCACGGGTGCAGCCGGGATTGCCGGCGCCAATGCGATCAGCAGCGGCCTGACAGGCGCGGCGAACACCTACCAGCAGAACCAACTACTGAACCGTCTATTCACTGGCGGGAGTGTGAACAACAACCCCTCGGTGAATCCGCTTTGGGGCAGCGGCGGCTTCTTCTCGGGCAACCGCGGATCGGGGGACTGATATGGCGATCGATGCAAGCATCTACGGGCAGATTCAACAGCCTCAGCAGCCCAACATGCTGGCCAACCTGGCCGGCGTGTACCAGATCAAGGCGGCACAGTCGGCGCTCGACAAGGCCGATCGCGAGGAGCAGCGCCAGAACCGCCTGCTGGGCGTGCTGCAGTCGCCCGAGTTCCAAAGCGGCGATGCCGCCACGCGCGCAGGCCTTGCCTACAAGGCTGGCGATGTGGACGCCGCCAGCAAGATCACGACGGCCGCCGCCGCGGCCAACAAGGACACGCGCGAGGCCGAGAAATTCCAAGTCGAGACGGATTCGAAGAAGCTCGCTATGGCCATCGATCGCTTCCAGGCGACCGGCGGGACGCTTTTTCAGGCGTCTCAGAATCCGGACATGGCGCCGCAGCTGATCCAGGGGTTGGTGGACCAGAAGATCATGGACCCTGCCTATGCACAGAAGGTTCTGCAGCAGGCCTCCCAGCATCCGAATCCCGCGGCGTTCTGGGGCGCTGGCGCGCTCGCCACCGCAAAAGCGCTGGACCAGACGAAGCAGCGATTGGATCAAGCCGAGTTCGCGGAGCGGCAGCGAAGCAACCGGGCCAGCGAAGCAACTGCGGCTGGCAATCTCGCCGTCGGCCAAGGCAACCTGGCCGTGAACCAAGGCCGCCTCGCGCTCGAGCAGAACACCCCCAAGGGGCAGGTGGTCGAGACCGCCGACGGCCCCATGCTGGTGGATCAGCGCACCGGTGCCGCGCGCCCTGTGACGGCCGACGGTGAGCCCGTCGGGGCGAAGCCGAGCGAAGCCCAGAAGAAGGAGTTGATGTCGATCAACCAGCAGCGGTCGATCATCAACGGCGCCTTGGAGGCGGTGCAGAACACCCCCGACGCCTTCACCTTCAAGCGCGGCGTGGCCGGCAAGCTGCCCTTCGGCGAGTCGATCGCAGGCCGGATGGAGACGGACGCGCAGACGCAAGCCCGCTCCTACGTCTTCAACAACGTGTCCCGCGTCATCAACGAGCGCGCCGGTGCCGCGCAGTCCGCGCAGGAACTCGCGCGCCTCAACGGCTTCTTGCCGGCCGATACCGACAGCCCGAAGCAGATCCAGGACAAGCTGAAGGCCTTCAATCACTACCTGGACGACCTGGAGGCCGGCACCAAGGGCGCGCCGCGTGCGGCGCCCGGCGGCAGCGAACGCGCAGGCGCGAAGCAAGCGCAGGGCGGCCTTGATCCATCGGGGCTGGAGGCTGAAATGCGCCGCCGAGGGCTGCTGAAATGAACGATTACGCCGCTCTTTCTGACGCCGAATTGATGGCGGCTTATAAAAAGGCCAAGGATCCATTCGAATCGGCGCTTGCGGCTGAAGGCGTCACTGGGCGAGCGGCCGACTTCGTGAGGTCGATCTACCAGCAGGAGTCCGGCGGCGGGCGCAACACGAAGACCAGCAACGCGGGCGCGGTTGGCGGCATGCAGATCATCCCGACCACCTTTGCCGAAGTGGCCGACAGGGGTTGGAGCATCAACGACCCGCTGCAGAACGCCCGCGCCGGCATCCGCTATGCGTTGAAGGGCTTGGATGCCGCGGGCGGCGACCCTGCGTTGGCCGGCGCCTTCTACTACGGCGGCCCCGGAGGCCTGGAGAAAGCACGCCGAGGCGTCGCAGTGAGCGACCCGCGCAACCCGAGCGCACCGACGACGCTGCAGTACGGCCAGCAGGTGGCCGCCAGGCTGCCGAAGGAGCGGGGTCTGGTGCAGCGCGCTGTCGAAGCCGTCATTCCGAGCGCGCAGGCGGCCGAGCAGGAATCGCCGTTTTCCAAGATGAGCGATGCCGAGTTGATTGCGGCCTACGAGCAAGCTAGTTTGCCGCGCGTCGAGGTGCGGGGCACGCAGGCCGATGAGCCCGGTGTGGGCACGCGCGTGCTGCGCGCCGTCGGCAGCGCCTTGGGCCCTGGCCAAGTCGTGGCCGATGCGGTCACGGGCGGCCGGTTCTCGCGCGACATGGCTGCGGGCCTGGTGCGTGGTGCCGGCTCAATCGGTGCCACGATCGCGCGGCCCTTCGAATCGGCCGACGAGAACGCGCAGCGTCGGGCGGCGATGGACGCCACGCTGGCCGACGCAGGTGCCGACACGAGTTCGGCGGCCTACGGCGGCGGCAAGCTGGCGGCCGAGATCGCCGGCACCAGCGGCGTGGGCAGCGCCCTTGCCGCGCCAATCCGGGTGGCTGGGCGGCTTGCCCCGGCCGCGGCACCCGCAGCGAATCGGCTGGCCGCTGCCGTCGCTTCCGGCGGCATGTCTGTAGGGCAGGGCGGCGGTCCCGTCACCAACGCCCTGCTGCGCGTGGCCGGCGGCGCCGCGACGGGTGGCGCCTCGGCTGGGCTGGTCGATCCCAATAGCGCCGGCGCCGGCGCCGCGATCGGTGCGGTGCTGCCCCCGGCTGCGCAGGTCGTGGCGGCCGGAGGGCGGGCGATCGGCGGCATCGTGCGGCCCTTCACCGCCGGCGGGCAGGAGCGCATCGTTGGCGACGCGCTGCGGCGCTTCGCGAGCGACCCTGACGCCGCGCGCGGCGCGCTGGGCGCTGCCTCCGAGGTGGTGCCGGGCTCTGCGCCTACCGCGGTCACGGCGGCCGGCGACGACGGCTTGGCGGCCCTGAGCCGCGCAATGCAGAACGCGAGCCCGGAGTACGCCGCGAACCTGTCGGCGCGCCAGACGGCGCAGAACCAGGCGCGCACCGCGGCCCTGGAAGAGGTGGCCGGCAACACGGGCAAGATCGACATCGCCAAGCAGGCGCGCGACCAACTCACCGGGCCGATGCGCGAGCGCGTGCTGGCCGAGGCCGGCGCGGTGCCGGCAGACGACATCCTGCGGCAGATCGACCGGCAGATCGCCAACCCGAATAACGCGGGCCGGCTGTCGCAGCAGGCGCTGACGGAGTTCCGCAGCCGCATCGCCCAGTTCACCCAGGACGGTGCGATCGACGCGCGCGCCCTCTACGCGATCCGAAAGGACATCAACGATGTGCTGGGCGGCCGGCTGCAGGGCGAAGCGGGGAACATGCGCTATGCGTCCGGCCAGTTGACTGGCGTCAAGGGCATCATCGACGACGCGATCGACGCGGCCAGCCGACGCGCCACGGCCGGCGGCACCGAGGTCTCAACCGTGGTGCGGCCCGGCCAGGTCGGGCTCCAGACCGGCGGTGTCACCGGCGATGCCGCTCGGCCCACCTGGCGCGGCTACCTGGAGACCTATGCGCGCGAGAGCATTCCCATCAAGCAGATGGAGCAGCTCGACGAGATACTGAAGAGCGTGCAGACGGGCACGGTGGACGCGCAAGGCGGCGCCATCCTGTCGGCCGCTAAGCTCAACAACGTGCTGAAGAACCGCGGCGCGGACCTGGCCAAGGAGCTCAGCTCCGAGCAACTGGACATCCTGCGGCGCGTGCAGGCTGACCTGAACGCCACCCAGCTGGCCAACAACGCCGGGCGCGCGGTGGGCTCCAACACCGTGCAGAACCTCGCGCAGAACCAGCTGTTGAGCGGCGTGCTCGGCGCGCGACTGGGCGGCTCAACGCCCGTCACGTCAACCCTTGGCCGCGTGCTGCAGTTGCCGTACGGCACGGCCAATCGGCAGATCCAGGAGAAGTTAGGCCAGGCGCTGCTCGAGCCCGAGATGGCGGCGCGTCTGCTCACCGATCAGGGGCAGAACCCGCTGCTGCGCTTGGCGGGCGAGCCGGCGCTGCAGTTGGGCTACCGCGCGGCGCCGTTGTTGGCCGCTCAGTAGCCCTTGATGCCGCGCCAGATGCCGATCAGGAAGACCACCGCGAGGACCGCGAGGGCCTTCCAGAGCTTGAATTCGATGTAGTCCATCCCCGCAATTTTCCCTCAAGGGCCCGCTTCGGCGGGCCTTTTTCGTTTCCGAAGGACCCGCACATGACCAAAGTTGCGCTCGCGCCGTTTCCCGTCTTCTACGACGACGACGGCAACCCCCTGTCCGGCGGCAAGGTGTTCACCTACGACGCCGGCACGCTGGTCAATCGAGCGACGTATACCGACCGGAATGGCGGCACGCCCAATGCGAACCCGGTGATCCTGGATTCTGCCGGGCGCGCCGACATCTGGCTCGATCTCAACGTCCCCTACAAGATCATCGTCAAGAACGCGGACGAGTCGGTGGTGACGTCCGATGTGGACAACTTCTACGGCGGCGCGGACCCCGCGCAGCTCACGCTGGCGGGCATCGTGCCGGCCACCGGTGGCACCTACACGGGCCCGGTGAGCTTCGCGGGCGGAGCCACGTTCGATGGCACGCCGGCGCAAGACCTGGCGACGATCAACAGCCTGGGGCTTGCATCAGTCCACATCGACAATCTGTCGATCAACAGCGATTTCGCGATTGCGCAACGCGCGATGGGATCGTTCGCCGACGGCGTCTATGGCTTCGACCAGGTCGTCAACCTCTCTCAGACCGCAGCCACGACGCTGTCGCAACTCGCTCAGCCCACCGACGGCATCCCCTTCGCGATGCGCATCACGCAGTCGAATGCGGCCGCGCAACGCATCGGCTTTGCCCAGATCATCGAGGCGAAGAAGTGCTTGGCCTACCGCGGCAGCCAACTCGTGTTCGCGCCCAAGCTGAGATGTTCCATTGCGACGACTTTGCGCGTGGCGCTGGTGGCCTGGACCGGCACTCTTGATGCGCCCACGCGGGATGTCGTCAACAACTGGGCCAGTACGAGCTACACGGCCGGCAACTTCTTCGTCGCGAGCACACTGCCCATCGCGGTGGGCGCGGTAGCGCTCAGTGCCAACACCTGGACGGACGTGCCAGTGTCGAGCGTTTCGCCGGGTGGCGTGGTCGTGCCCTCGACCATGAACAACCTCTATCTGGTGGTCTGGAGCGACTCGACGCTTGCGCAGAACGTCACCCTCGACGCCTCGCTGCTGCGCGCGGGGAAGGGCACTGAGATCCCGCTGTGGACTCCGCCGGACCCAGCCACCGAGTTCGCGAAGTGCGAACGGTATTTCGAGGTCGGGACGGTGCGCGAAGATGGATACGGCCAAGGCGGGCAGACCATGGTCACTTCCTGTCGTTACCGGACGGCGAAACGCGCGAACCCGACGGTTGCATTCCAGAACACGATCAGCACCGGCCTCTCGGCCAACACCGTGAACAGCAACGGCATCGACAGTTGCCTTCAGGTTCTCACTCTCTCTGGCGCTGTGTTCCTGACATTTTCCGGCGCCAACAACTGGCAGTCCAGTGCGGAGCTGTGATGTACACCCGCTACCCCACGCACGTGCTGCGGGATGACGGGGCGTGCATTCCGCTGGCCGAGGAGAACGCGGACTACCGGGCCTTCCTGGCTTGGGTGGTCGATGGCAACACGCCCACGCTGCCGCCGCAGCCCACGCACGCGCAACTGTGGGAGCGCGCAATCACTGAGATGCGGGCGTTGCGCCAGCCCATCCTCGACGTGCTCGACGGCCTGCAGGCCTCGGCCAACACGCTCGGGCTGAGCGAGCGTGCCGCGGTGATCGAGACCGCGAAGCAAGGCCTGCGCGACATCACAAAGCTGAACCTCACGGACTGCACCACCTACGCACAGATGCGCGCGAAGGTCGGCGCGGCTTACGCAGCGCTCGTCGCATCGCTCCCGGCCGACATCCGGCAATCGTTCAAGGAAGCCACCGCATGATCACACTCGCACTTCTCCTGCTCGCGTTGCCTTGGCTGCTCTGGGGCTGCTACGTCATCGTCATGCGCCTGAAGATGGTGCAGGCCGAAGGCAAGCTGACCACGGCGCAGAAAGTCTTCGGCTATCCCTACCTGGCCATCGGCCTGGTCTTCGATTTCTTCGCGAACGTGCTCTATGCCAGCGCCTTGTTCAAGGAGCGGCCGCACGAGTGGACGGTGTCCGCGCGCCTATGGCGATTGAGCAACGGTCCGCCGGGCTGGCGCAAGGACCGCGCAACGCTGCTGCGCGTTGAACTGCTCGATTCCATCGACCCGACGGGGTGCACCCATGGCTGAGCCGAGCGACATCAGCATGCCCGTCGCGAAGGCCACGGCTGCCATTGCCTCGGCCACCGGCGCCCAGATCGTCGATACGGGCGCGAGGACGCAAAGCATCTTCGCCGACCTGCTCGTGATCACCTGGCCGAACATCGCCAGCGCAGCGGCCGCGCTCTTCAGCATCGCGTGCTTG